ATCTCCGAGGTCAAGCCCTATGTGCGGAACCCTCGGAAGAACGACAAGACCGTTCAGCTCTTGGTGGACATCATCCCCAAGGTGGGTTTCAATGTCCCTATCGTCATTGATAAGAAGTCCGTCATCGTAAAGGGCCACGCCCGGTATGCTGCAGCTATCAAGCTGGGCATGGAGGAAGTTCCTTGCGTGGTGACCGATGCAGACGAGGAAACCATTAAGCTGGACCGTCTGGCCGACAATAAGATTTCCGAGTTCTCCGAGTGGATCAACGAGGATCTGATGCACGAGGTTGACATGATTAACCTCGACTTCGATTTCGACTTTGAATCCCTCGGCCTGCCGGTACCGTATGAGGACTTCGATATTCCGAATGTCTATGAGGATGATGACGAAGAAGAACCCTCCGCGGAAACCGAAGAGGAAAAGAGAGCCCGCTATGCGGCATATCTGGAGAATGCAGCCAAGGAAGAAGCAAAGGACGCTGTGATCGTGACACCTGCTCAACTGGAAAAGGCAAAGACCGCTGCGACCCAGGTACCCATGAAACCACCCAAGTATTTCAAGGTCGTGTGTGAGAAATGCGGCCACACCATGTTCATCAAGGAAGGCGACGCAGTATTCGTCGCTGAATAACCATAAAGGAGGTCTCCCCGTGAAAGATAAAGAAACCCTCAAGGTCTATGTTGACATCGTCAAGGGTGAGACCGTCTGCATGTGTATGAAGAACAAGAAGAAGTGCAAGAAACCGTGCGCTGAGGATGTGGTCACCCGGGACCGTTATCGGGGCTGGGAAAGCACGATGCGAAGAAACAAATACGGGAAGTAACAAGGCGGTGTGTGCTCTGTACAAGCAGAACACACGCCGTTTTTCTCTTTCCACAGCGGAACAACACAATCAATCTTAACGAGGTGGTGGTGTGAGTAACACGAAGGCTCCCAATTCCGATATGGAAAAAACCCGTAAGCGGGTAATCGCTGACTATAAAAAGGGCGCAAAGCCGAAGGAACTGTCCGAGAAATACGGCTTGAGCGTTAACACGGTGAAGTCGTGGATCAGTCGCTACAAGAGCAAGAATCCACCGGCTGAACCGGGTGCACCCTCTGCACCTGCACCCCGGAAACCGGGTGCACCCCCAGGGAACACCAATGCCATAGGCAATAACGGCGGAGCACCTTTGGGTAATACCAATGCTTTGAAGCACGGCGGATACTCCCGGATATTCTGGGACACTCTGGACGATGAAGAGAAGCAGATGCTTGATGAAATGGATTACGACGGTGAGCAGCTGCTCCTTGACGAGATCAGTCTGTTATCTGTCCGAGAACGCCGCATTATGAAATCCATCCAGAAGCACAAGGAAGCCAAGGGCGGACAGGCTGTGTCTGGCATTGTACGATCTGAGGAGAAGCGAGAGTTTTCCAACGAGGAAGATAAACGCATCTATGAAGAAAAAATGCGGGCAAAGGTAGACAACGGCGAGGTGCTCCCTGGACGATCCTACCGGCTTACAACCACCACCGAGGCAACATATGACATCATCCATCGGCTTGAGGAAGCCTTGACCCGGTGCCAGGCACAGAAACAGAAGTGCATCGAGTCCTTGAACAAGCTACGCATTGAGCGTGGCGACGATGGCAAGGCGGCGCCGGAAAACAATCTGCTTCAGGCATTACTTGGATCCACCACGGAGGACATAGACACCGATGATATACCAGAACTTCAGCAAAAGACAGACGATAGCGATGACCTGGTGGAATAGACCACGGTTCAAAGACTATGGCGGTATTATCTGTGACGGCTCCATCCGTAGCGGCAAGACTGTCTGTATGGCTGTCGGCTTTGTTCTGTGGAGCATGGGCAACTTCAAAGACCAGAACTTTGCCATCTGTGGCAAGACTATTCAATCCCTGCGGCGAAATGTCATTACTCTTATGCCCCAGCTCCTCAGCGGCATTGTGGAGATCACCGACAGGCGGAGTGACAATATGCTGATTATCCGCGCCGGTGATGTCACGAACAAGTACTACATGTTCGGAGGCCGTGATGAATCGTCCTATCAGCTGGTGCAGGGTATCACTCTGGCAGGTGTTCTTCTGGACGAGGTTGCATTGATGCCCCGATCGTTCGTGGAGCAGGTCATGGCCCGATGCTCCGTAGAGGGTTCCAAGCTGTGGTTCAACTGCAACCCGGAAGGACCTACACATTGGTTTTACGAGGAGTGGATAAAACCGTGTGAAAAGCGGAATATGCTGCACCTCCACTTCACCATGAACGACAATCCATCTCTTTCCGCAAAGAAGAAAGCGGAATACGAGGGTATGTACACCGGCGTGTTCTATGCCCGGTACATACAGGGCCTGTGGGTCCGTGCTGAAGGTCTGGTCTATCCCATGTTTGACCGGGTCAAGCATATCGTCCACAGAATGCCAGCCTACAGCCGACGGCACCGCTATTATGTGGCTATCGACTATGGCACGGTCAATCCCTTTGCGGCTGGCTTGTGGGACTATGACCCAGCAGAACAGACCGCAACCATGATCCGGGAACTGTATTATAAAGGCGGCACCGTCAACCGTGTAGACAATGAAGCCTACTACAAGATGCTGGCAGAACTCATTGGGGATTATCCCATAGAGTACATCATCATCGACCCGTCAGCTTCGTCGATGATCGAGACAATCCAGAAGTACGGCAGATGGGGCTGTGTGAGAGCTGACAACGATGTCCTCAACGGCATCCAGGATGTGACCAAGTTCCTCAATGCCGGTAAGCTCCTGTTCCACCGGGACTGCCTCAACACCTTCAATGAGTTCGAGGCATATTCCTGGGACGAGGAAAAGGATGTGGATTCCATCATCAAAGAGAACGACCACAGCATGGACCAGGTGCGGTACTTCGTCCGTACGGTGCTTCGTGCTGAGTTGAAATTTATCATTTAAGGCGGTGATAAGATGAATATTTTTACTCGCCTATGGAGGAGGATACGCAGTATGTTCTTAGCAAACGGCTCTGACATCGGCAAAGTGTTCGGCGTTAGTCTTATCACTTCCAGCGATATGAATAATGCCATCAAACGGTGGGATGACATTTCCACAGGCAGCCCCCCGTGGTTGAACAGCGAGGATGATATTAAGACCGTCAACATGGCAAAGCTGATTGCGGATACCCGTGCGAAGCTGGCCATGCTTGACATCGGCATTGCTGTCTCTGGATCTGCCAGAGCAGACTATCTGCAGACCCTTGCCGACGATATGCTGAAACGCCTACCGGAGAAGTTCGCAGAGGCAGAACGGCTCGGTGGCATGATCATCAAGTGGAATGGTGACGCATGGGATTATGTCTTGCCCGGTAACTTCGGTGTGACCGCCATGAACGATAGCGGCGACATCGTGGGTGCCATCTTCACAGCACACGCATCCCACGGCAACGGTCATTTTACCCGGCTGGAATATCACCGCTACGAGGGTGACACCTACATCGTCACCAACAAGGCATTCAAGAATGAGCTGAACGGCTCTGGCAAATATACGCTGGGCAGACAAGTTGTGCTCCAGAGCGTTGAGGAGTGGGCGACCCTCCAGGACGAGGTTCGCATTGTCAATCTGGAAAAGCCTCTGTTTGCGTACTACCGTGTTCCTGGCGTCAACATCATCGACCAAGATAGCCCCTTTGGCATGGCGGTCTTTGCCAACGCCATTACGGAGCTTGAGGCAATCGATATTGCCATCAGCCGCAAGAACAGCGAGGTCGAGGACAGCAAGCACATCACCTTCGTTGGCCAGACGGTCATTCAAAATGCCGTCAATAAGGATATCAAGCTGCCCCGGTTCGTTAAGGGCTTGGGCTTGGGCATCAACGATGGCGATGTTACCGCCATCCATGAGCATGTACCCACGCTGCTGACCGAGCAGCGCATCAAGGATATCAATTTCAACCTGTCTTTGGCAGGTGTCAAGTCCGGTTTTTCTGAGGGTGTCTTTGTCCTCGATGGTCAGACTGGCATGATCACCGCAACACAGGTCGAAGCTGATGACCGTGACACCATCCAGACCGTCAAGACCGACAGAGACGCATTGAAAGAAACTCTTGAACAGGCTTTCTATGGCGCATCTGCTATGGCAACTCTGTACGGTGTCGCTCCTCTCGGTGAGTATGAGATCAACTTCAATTTCGGTGACATCACCTATTCCTACGAGGAAGATAAGCTGTCGTGGAAAAGCTATGCACAGCAGGGCTGGATCCCCAAGTGGCTGTACTTCGTGAAGTTCGAGGGTATGACCGAGGAAGAGGCGAAGAAACTCACCAAGGAAGCGGAACAGGCCAACATGGAAAAGGGATTGTTCGGCATTGAGTAAGGAGGTGCGCTATGCTCACTCCACAGGAATTGCTTGAGATTGTCGATACCCTATATCCGCTGCTGGATGAACTGAATGTATGGATCACCACTGATCTGATCAGCCGCCTGCTGGCTCGTCTGGCACGGAATGAGGATTGGTCTTTCGGCGCTTCAGACAAGTGGCAATTGGAGCTCTACAAAGAGGCCGGCGGTCACTACGAGGAACTGGTTGAGCAGATCAAGAAGTGGACAAAGAAATCCGATGCCGAGGTGCTGGCGATCTTTGAAGATGCCGGTCTCCGGGCGTGGAACGCTGACGATGCGTTCTATGTGGCACAGGGTTTTGAATCCACGCCGCTGCTCAAATCGGAGCCGCTTATGAAGATCCTCACCGACACATACCAGCGTACCAACGGTGAGATACATAACTTCACTCGGACAACCGCCAACCACAGCCAGCAGCACTTCATGAATGTGTGCGACAAAGCTCACCTAAAGGTGGTCACCGGCGCTCAATCCTATACCGAAGCGGTTAAGGAAGCGGTGGACGAGCTGATTGAAACGCAGGCGAAGGTAAAGTATCCCTCTGGGCATACAGACACCATAGAGACTGCGGTATTAAGGTGCGTTAGAACCGGCACAGCGCAAGCGTCTGGCAATATGTCCATAGAGGGTATGGTGGAGAGAGACTGGGACATTATCCTTGTTTCTGCCCATCTGGGAGCCCGATACGGCGACAATGGAGAGAACCCCAGCAACCACTTTTGGTGGCAGGGCAAACTGTACAGCCGCACGGGTAAGACCCCGGAACTCCCGGACTTCTATAAATGTACCGGCTACGGTACCGGCGAGGGTCTTTGTGGGTGGAACTGCAGACACAGTTTCGGCCCCGGTACCCTCGGTCATAATCCTTACAAGGAATTTGATGCCGAGGAAAACAAGAGGGTATACGATCTGTCCCAAGAGCAGAGGGCGAAAGAACGCAGCATCCGCAAGACCAAGACCGCTATCCTTGGATACCGAACAGCCATCGACAACTGCGCTGACCCGGAGACGAAGAAGGTGCTCCAGGCAGAGTATGACAGCGCCGCTGCTTCGCTGTCCCGGCAGAACGCCGCCTATAAGAAGTTCTGCGAGGATAACGAACTCAAGCGGTACGATGACCGCCTGCGCGCCGCCAAGTGGAACAGAAGCGAAGCGGCAAAAGCCGCCGCTGCCGCAAGGCGTGTAGCCAAACAATCTACATGAGGGTTGCCCTTCGGGGCAGCCCCTTTTTTATGCCCTCGTGGTTCAGCCGGTTCGACTCCGGCAAGGGTACAACACTGGACTACCGGCGGTCCTAACAAAGTCGGAACGATGGTCACGGCAACGACCTAAAAAGCCTAATCGTTACAGGAGGTAAATCCACATGAAAACCGCAGAACTCACCGCAATCGGTCTGACCGAAGAACAGGCCACCCAGGTACTTGCTATGAAC